ATGACGGGGACGGCGACGGAAGCGGGGCAGGAAAGGCGGCTGGTGCCGCAGCGGCAGGCGAGGGCGGACGGCGCGCGCGTGCAGCAGCGACAGGCGCGCAAGGACAGCTGGACGCTGGAAGAGGAGCGCGACTTCCTGTTGGCTTTGGCGGAATATTGCAATGTCAGCGAGGCGGCGCGGTCGATCGGCAAATGCCGGCAGGGCGCCTATGCGCGGCGCAAGCGCCGGATCGGCTTTGCCCGCGCCTAGGACGCGGCGCTGGAGGAAGGCTATTGCGAGCTGGAGATGATGCTGATGCGTGCGTCGCTGTTCGGCAGCGAGAGCGAGGAAATCGTCATGGATGGCGATGGCGTGGTGAAAAGCCGCAAGGTCAAGCGCGCACCGAACCTGGCCGTCGGGCTGCGGCTGTTGCAGCATCATCGTGCCCGCGTGACGCAGATCCGCGCGGCCAAGGGGCGCAAGCGAAGCGGGCCGGACAGTGCCGATGCCAAGGCGCGGGTGCGCGCGATGCTGGAGGAGATCCGGCGGCGGCGCGCGGCGGCGGGCGAATGACGCGGGCGCGCCATGGGTTTGTGACGGGGCCGACGAAGCGGGCCGCGCGCGGGATGGGCGGTGCGTTAACCCTTTTTTCACCGGAACGGACCCAGCCGTTGCGGCATTCGACCGCCATGACATTGGAAAGCCGGATTTTACAACAGCTTGGCGCAGGGCCGATACGGCAGTTGATGCTGGAGGGCGTGGACGCGGACGAACTGGCGACGACGCTGGGGCATATGGCTGCGCGGCGTCAGATCTGCATCCGGCCCGACCAGATTTCGCTCTACTGGCACCGCCACATGATCCTGTCGCCGATGACGGCATTGGTGCGCAAGGTGACGGCGCGGCCGGTCGCGGCGTGAGGGGGCGGTAGCGGAAGACGGGGGATGCTCTGGTTGGCCTGTGGCCGCCCTTCGGGGCGCGAGGAGGACGGGATGGGGTGGTTTGCGCGCCATGTGTTTCCTATCGTCATCTTCGCGAAGGCGGGGATCCGTCTGCCAGCACGGCACATGGGCTATGGTCGAGAAATGGGTTCCCGCATTCGCGGGAATGACGAAGAGGGGTGGTTAGGCGACAGTCCGCTTCGGGTGAAACTTCGATCTTGACGACATTAAGCCGTCGTGCCTTCTCTGCAGCATGTCGAAAATCTGGACCTATAGCTTGGCACTTGTATTGACGATGACAGCTATATCGACAGCGAGTGCCGAAACCGTCGAAGCCGATAAGTCATGTTTCGACGTCGCTTTGATTGCGACAAGCCCTCGCTATCGGTGGCAGCCGGTGGAGAGCGAGCCTGACGAAATTATTATCAGATCGTCCGTTTCAATTCGGTTCGCAGTCAAACAGGTGATTGTAGGAGCAATCAAGTCCTCTGATATCGAAGTTCGAACATCGCTGCATACTCGGTTCAACCCTGCCATTAAGCAATTTCTACTTTTTCTAAAGTTGGAAAATGGCGGGAAATATTCTTTGCAGGAGATGAATTATCAGCTCGTATATGACCGTAGAGGGAAGCTTGTATGGCCGATAGCATCGCCCCTCGATACATCATATTTAGAAGATGGTTTTACGCCTTCAAACTATGAAACCTTAATGCGGCCAATCCATTACAGGGCGAAGGATGCATGGTGGTTGGTGACACCCCCAGATGGCGATCCTCCATCTGCTGATGAATACAGCTGGGGACAGCTTGATAACAACGGAGTCATTATGGCATCACGAGGCATTAGCGCTGTTGATTTGGTGGCAGCGGCAGCCGGTAAGCGGTGCGGCGCGAACGTCGCACGTTGAGATAGTTGTTAAGCTGGTGCTGGGGAACAGCTGCTATTAGAGTGGGGTAAATCATCAGCGAACGGCTGAAAATGGTCGCTCCCAGACAATCCTGCCCCTTTTAGGGGAGGATGATTTTGGGAGTATTCAAGCAGGCGGTCCGCCCAAAAAGAACCCCCGGCTTGGCGCCGGGGGTCGAGGTTCAGGGAGGATCAGCGGCGCAGAGGGGGACTGCGTGGTGCCGCTGACAGGGGCATGACGAGGGCGGCAATGCTGCGGGGGAATGTTTGGTTTGTAGCCAGCGTGAAACAAGCACGGACATGGGTCGGTATCCCGGACATGCGCCGGGGTGGCTTTACAGTCGTCAAATAGCCGATAAGGTTTGGCCCCATGAAAACATTGATCCTGCTTGCCGCCGCTTCCGCCCTCTCGACGTCCGCCAGCGCGCAGACGCGCGCGCCCGATCCGGCGCGGTTGAAGGCGACGGTCGAGAAGCTGGTGCGTTTCGGCACGCGCCATACGCTGTCTTCGGCGAGCGATCCCAAGCGCGGGATCGGCGCGGCGCGGCGCTGGGGCGCGGCGGAGTTCGAGAAGATTGCCAAGGGCTGTGGCGGGTGCCTGACCGTCGAGACGATCGCGGATCGCTTCACCGGGCCGCGCGCGCCGAACGAGGTCGAGGTGGTGGACGTGCTGGCGATCCAGAAGGGGACGGGGGACCCCAACCAGGTGGTGATCGTCGCCGGGCATATCGACAGCCGGGTGAGCGACGTGATGGACGCCACCAGCGATGCGCCGGGCGCGAATGACAATGCGTCGGGCACGGCTTTGGTGATCGAGGCGGCGCGGGTGCTGGCGGGCGAAAAATTTGACGGGACGATCGTCTATGCGCTGCTGTCGGGCGAGGAGCAGGGGCTGTGGGGCGGCAAGCTGCTGGCGGCCACGGCCAAGGCGCGCGGCTGGCAGGTGCGCGCGATGCTGAACAACGATATCGTCGGCAACACGCTGGGCCAGAATGGCCAGATCGTCGCCGACCGGGTGCGCGTGTTTTCCGAAGGCATCCGCTTTGCCGAGGATGAGAAGGCGGCGCGGACCCGCCGGGCGATTGGCGGGGAGGATGACGGGCCTTCGCGCGCGCTCGCCAAGAAGATCGACGGTATTGCCGAGGCCAATCCGCAGGTCGGGCTGGACGTGTTCGCGGTGCGGCGGCTGGACCGGTTCGGGCGCGGCGGCGACCATTCGCCCTTCCTGGAACTGGGCTTTCCCGCGGTGCGCTTTTCGGTGGGGATCGAAAATTACGATCGGCAGCATCAGGATTTGCGGACCGAAAATGGCCGCGTCTATGGCGATACGGTGAACGCGATGGACTTTCCCTATCTGGCGAAGGTGACGGCGCTCAATGTCGCGGCTTTGCGCGAACTGGCCGATGCGCCGGCCGCGCCCGCCAGCGTATCGCTGGACGGGGCGCTTTCCATGGATACGCGGGTGTTCTGGGACGCGGTGCCGGGCGCTGCGGCCTATAAGGTTTATTGGCGGCGCGCGGACGCGCAGGATTGGACCGACAGCCGCGTCGTGACGGGCGCGACCGAAACGCTGCTCAAGGATGTCGTCGTCGACGATCATTTCATCGGCGTGGCGGCGGTGGCCAGCGACGGGGCGGAAAGCATCGTCACCTTTGGCGGGATGGCGCCGCGGAAATAAGAACAGGGCATGGCCGCCCCATGTGGGGCGGCCGGGACGCGATCAGTCCCTGACGGGTTTCGCGCCCGCCAGCGCCATGGCGTTCGCCGTACCGGTGGCGGGCTTGACCGTGGCCGGGCGGTGAGTGAGTGCGCTGGCAGCGATCATGCCGCCGCCGACGATGGCGGCGATGCCAAGGATCGCGAACAGTGTCGGTCGCTGGGTCGATCGCTGGCCGGAGCTTTCACGGGAAGGGGATTCCATATCTGTCCTTTCTGCTGCGGATGCGTAGGTCAGAATGGCGATTCTGCCTGAGCGTTCCCGCTCGTTTCTGTAAGATTTTGTTGCAGCGCGGTGGCGTGCAGGATGGAGGGGCGCGATGCAGCTTTCGGACCGGGAGTGGCTGGCGCGCGCCGACGCGGCGCAGCAGGGGGCGATGCTCAAGCTGCTGACGCAGGGCGCAGCGGAGCGGATCGCGGCGGACTGGGATTTTCTGGCGCGGCCGGGGCAGCGCGCGCCGGCGGGCGACTGGCGCATCTGGCTGATGATGGCGGGGCGCGGATTCGGCAAGACGCGGGCCGGGGCGGAATGGGTGCGTGGTATTGCGGAGGCAGACCCGGCGGCGCGGATCGCGCTGGTTGGCGCGAGCCTGGGCGAGGCGCGATCCGTGATGGTGGAGGGAGAGAGCGGGCTGCTGGCCATCGCGCCGCACTGGGCGCGGCCGGCCTACGCCCCGGCGCTGCGGCGGCTGACCTGGCCCAATGGCGCGGTGGCGATGCTGTTCGGCGCGGCCGACCCCGAAGGGCTGCGCGGCCCGCAGTTCAGCCATGGCTGGGCCGACGAGATCGCCAAATGGGCGAGCGGGGAAGCGGCCTGGCATAACCTGATGATGGGAATGCGGCTGGGGCGTGACCCGCGCGTGCTGGTCACGACGACGCCAAGGCCGGTGCCGCTGGTGCGCAGCCTCGTGGCGCGGGACGGCGATGATGTGGTGGTGACGCGGGGGCGCACGGCGGACAATGAAGCCAATCTGGCGCCCGGCTTCGTCGCAGCGATGACGGCGGGCTATGGCGGCACGCGGCTGGGGCGGCAGGAGCTGGACGGCGAACTGATCGAGGAGGTGGAGGGCGCGCTGTGGACGCGGGCGCTGATCGAGCAATGCCGGGTGGTGCATGTGCCGGGCGTGCTGACCCGCGTGGTGGTGGCGGTCGATCCGCCCGCGAGCGTTGGCGGCGACGCGTGCGGCATCGTGGTGGCGGGCATGGGCGGAGACGGGCGCGCCTATGTGATCGCCGACGCAAGCGTTTCGGGCGCGCGGCCCGAAGGCTGGGCGCGCGCGGTCGCGGCCGCCGCGATGGTCCATGGCGCCGACCGGGTGGTGGCCGAGGCGAATAATGGCGGCGCGATGGTGGAAAGCGTGCTGCGCGCGGCGGAAAAGACGCTGCCGGTGAAACTGGTCCATGCGAGCCGGGGGAAGGCGGCGCGGGCGGAGCCGGTGGCGGCGCTGTATGAAGCGGGCCGGGTGGCGCATCGCGGGGCTTTCCCGGAGCTGGAGGACGAGATGTGCGGATTGCTGGCGGGCGGCGGCTATGTCGGGCCGGGACGATCGCCCGATCGCGCCGACGCGCTGGTGTGGGCGATGAGTGAGCTTATGCTGGGGAAGATGCGGGAGGCGCGGGTTCGGGGGATGTGAGGGGGTGAGTTGAATGGCGGCTTTGAATCACACTGGATTGGAGGGAAAGGCATTGTCGGGGTAAAGGCGAGCAGGCAGATAGCTGCGCAATATTGCGATCACCATTTCCAAAGGCCGGAGTTGAGCCGCATAGCAGGTCCCGCTCCGACTGTTCGCTGAGGGATGATTCCTTCCTCTACTAGCTTGGCAGTATCCCAAAGGCACACGAAGGCGAGGCGATCGGTTTGCTCATTTGATGTGATCGCCCGTTGAATTTCAGCGCGGCTTAGCCAGCTTTTTCTCTTTACGTCGTACGCGGCAGGCTTCCCGTCGGGAGATTGTCCCCATCCTGCGTGAACAATTTTGTGCCGATCGTCTTGAGAGATCCCGCGAAGCCTTTCAAGTCGCAAGGCTTTGCTGTGAAGGTCCGCGTCTACCTTCTCGGCAGCGGCGATCAGTTTGATCGTTATCTGCTTGAACTGCTGGTTATGGTAATCTTCCCACTCATCGGACGACAGGCGAGCAAGGCCTTTTAGCGCGGCCAATGTCGAAGCCTTGGCACGGGCTTCCAACATCGCGATTTGGCCGATTGCCGCAAGGTCGTCATGTGATAAGCTGATTTGCGGAGGCCCAAACGGGCATTTCTCCCTATCCATATTGTTCTCCTTCGAAACGATGACCATCTGATAACGCGCGAAGTGCAGCGAATCGGTGCATCGTATCTGACCGCCCTTGCGTCCAGTTTTGCGCCTAGCTCATTGAGGCAGGGATGGCGACGATCAGTCGATCTCAGTACCCCCTTCATCATGCTGGGCCTGACCAGGCATCCGGCTTGTTTCTGATTGCCTGGAAAAGCGGAATCTCGGCTCGGGGGCTGGCGCGACGGGAAATACGGGAGCAGCTGCGGTGGTGCGCTGTCCCCCTCATCCAAGTTCGCCTAGCCGCCTTGCGGCAAGGCTTCGTATCCTTCTCCCCCGTGGGGAGAAGGTGCGGAACTGGTGTCTGGGCCTGTCGTTCTTGATCCATGTCTGTTTCAATGGAGCTAGTGCGATGAAGAAGGTTTCGATGCTGGCGGCGATCGTCGGCGTTTGCGTGGTGGCGAGTCCGGTGATGGCGGCGAGCCTTAATAGCAAGGATCGGGCGCGGGTCGCGCGGGCGGCTCCGCGCGATCGGGACGATGTGCGCTATTGCCTGCTCAAGGGCAAGGAAGGGCGCGACAAGGGCACGGTGATCGGCGCGGCCGGTGGTGCCGGCGTCGGCGCTCTGGCGGGCGGCAGCCTGGGCGAAAGCCTGCTGGCGGGCGCGGCGGGTGCCGTGGCTGGCCGAGTGATCGGCAAGAGCGAGGGCACCAATTCGGAATGTGACCGGGTGCTGGCACGTAATCCCTGAATATCGGGTCGGGTGCGCAGGACCCCTCTCCCAGTTTCGGTAAGCGGCGGGGCCGCTAATCTTCACTAGCCCTCTCCCCCCTTGTGGGGAGAGGGTTTTGCTTTTGGAGAGCAATCCATGAAATGGTTCGGGACGAAGGCCGCGCAGGGGGATGCGCGGCCGGTGTTGGCGCGTGCCTGGGGGACGGGCGCGGTGGCGCTGGGGGAGTGGCCCGCCAGTTATGAGGCGCAATTGCGCGCGGGCGTCATGGGCAATCCGGTGGCGCAGCGGGCGATGCGGCTGGTGTCCGAAGGCGCGGGGGCCTGTGCGATCAAGGTGCGGGGGATCGCGGAGGATGCGCGGGTGCGGGCGCTGGTCGGCCGGGCGTCGGCGGGTCAGGGCCTGATCGAGACGCTGGCCTGCCATTTGCTGCTGCACGGCAATGGCTATGTGCAGGTGATGGCGGGCGCGGACGGCATGCCGGCCGAGCTGTTTGCGCTGCGGCCCGAGCGGGTCAGCGTGGAGGCGGATGCGCGCGGATGGCCGGCGGCCTATCTGTATCGCGTGGGCGAAAGCGTGACACGGCTAAGCCCCGAAGACGCGGCCGGGCGGACGAGCGTGCTGCATATGAAGGCGCTGCACCCGCTGGACGATCATTATGGGCTGGGCTGCGTCGGCGCGGCGGCGGGCGCGGTGGCGGTCCACAATGCGGCGAGCGTGTGGAACAAGGCGCTGCTCGACAATGCGGCGCGGCCGAGCGGGGCGATGGTCTATGAGCCGGGCGACGGGTCGGTGCTGAGCCCCGAACAGTTTGAGCGGGTGAAGCGCGAGATGGAGGCGGCCTTTGCCGGCGCGGCCAATGCCGGGCGGCCCATGCTGCTGGAAGGGGGGCTGAGCTGGAAGGCGATGAGCCTGACGCCGGCCGAGATGGACTTCGTGGGATTGAAGGCGGCGGCGGCGCGCGAGATCGCGCTGGCGTTCGGGGTGCCGCCGATGCTGATGGGCCTGCCGGGCGACAATAGCTACGCCAATTATCGCGAGGCCAACAAGGCGTTGTGGCGGCAGGCTATCTTGCCGCTGGTGACGAAGATCGGCGCGGCACTGGCCCAGGGGCTGGCGGGCTGGTGGCCGGGGCTGGAACTGGAGCCGGATCTGGACGCGGTGCCGGCGCTGTCGGACGAGCGTGCGGCGCTGTGGGAGCGGGTGGCGAGCGCGGATTTTCTGAGTGCGGAGGAAAAGAAGGCGATGCTGGGGATGTGATGGCCGATATTTGGCCCAAGCCGGTCTGCAAATGACACCTTTCTGCGCTTCCGGTGCTCACGTGCATTAAGCACGCTGCGTCGAAGCGAGACACGTGGCTCGCTTCGAGGTTCTCGAAATGCATCATTTTCGCCTCGGCCTGAGCCAAATCTCGACCATCTCATGGTCTGGATGCAAAGTTTAGCCAGCGTGGGCGAGGCTGTCGAGGCGGCAGAAGCCGCCGTCCCAGTTCCAGCGGCCGCCCTGAAGCAGGCAGTCGCCCGCGCGGTCGAGGCCGAAATGCCAGCCGGCAAGGCCGAGCGCGGCGATGACGAGAACGATCAGGATTTTGCGGGTGGGGCGCTTCATGGCGCGGGAGATAGGCGCGTTGGGCGCCGATGAAAAGGAGGGGGCGATGAAGGAGGAGATGCTGGCGCGGCTGGTCGCGCAGGCGCAGGGGCAGGTCGCGGACATGGTGACGATCCGCGCGCTGATCGAGGAGGCGAGCGATCTGGGCGCGGGGCGGGCGCTGGAGCGGCTGGGGCTGAGCGATCGGGGCGCGGAGACGGATGTGCGCGAACTGCGCGAATTGCTGTCCGCCTGGCGCGACGCGAAGAAGGCGGCGCGCGGGGCGGTGATCGGCTGGATCGTGCGGATCGGCATGGCGCTGGTGCTGCCGGGGGTGGCGGTGAAGGTTGGGCTGGTCGGGTTGGTGAAGGCATGAGTGGCGAGGCGGTGCTGGCGACTTCTCGACTTCGCTCGAAGCGAACGGAAGGGGGGGCGACAGGCGACCTGCGCTTTGCGGGCTATGCAGCGATCTTCGACCGTGTGGACCGGGGCGGCGATGTCGTGCGGGCGGGGGCGTTTGGCGATGTGGCGGCGGCGGGCGTGCCCCTGCTGTGGCAGCATGGGCCGGCAAGCGTCATCGGCATGGTGGAAAGCGCGCGGGAGGATGCGCGCGGGCTGCGCGTGATCGGCCGCGTGTCGCGCGCGAGCGCGGCCGGGCGCGAGGCGGCGGCGGCGATCGCGCAGGGCGCGGTCGATGGGCTGAGTTTCGGATATCGGGTGAAGACGGCTCGGGGGGCAAGGCCGCGCGAATTGCTGGCGCTGGAACTGGTGGAGGTGAGCGTGGTGACGCACCCGATGCAGGATCTGGCGCGGGTGGTGGCGGTGGAGGGGTGATTTAGGTTGGGCGACCCATATTGACCCAGTCGCGCATGGCATCGACCATCTCGATCGTCGGGTAGGCCTTGATATCGTCTTCTGACGCGCCTTGCGATAATTCTCGTTCCCAATACCATTCCTGAAAGGCTGCATAATTCCCCATGATGCGGGAAGGTCCGACGCGGGCGATGCCGGATTGCCGAATGAGCCATGCGCTTACGATACGAACGGCCGCGATATGATCGCCATTATGTGCGGATATGTCCCAGCCGGAAATATCGGATAGACTTTTCTGATAATCATAACGGCTGTGTTCAAGCACGAGGATTGACTTGGACTGATGATCGGGATCTGCACCAAAGCGGGTGGCATAATCCATGCCCAGTTCGAATGGCATATTCATGCGAGCATATTCGTCAGCCGCAGCCGATTTGCAGCGGCTGAGATCGTGAATGCCATATCTGGACGAATGGATAAGGTGAACAATCCGGTCCAGACGGTGCGTGGCATTGTCGGAATTTTCGGGCGCAAGTCGGGGAATAAAGCCGAGATCGGTAATGCAGAATGCTATTGCCTGAAGGATCGGGGCAAAGTCGTCATCGAAAGGACAATTGACGAAAACCGAGCGATCAAAGGGAATCGCCAAGCTCAGCCCTTTGGCGGATGTGGATCTGAACCGTAGGAGTTGCGTTCGCGAATGCGGCCGTCCCTGCCGTGAATATATAATTCAGTCTTTTGGTTACGTGCAATGAGTGTTGCAGCGGCGATCGCTTCGGCCTGCGTGGCATGGACGCTGGTGGATTTGGCTGATCCAGCCTTTTTGACGCTCCAGCCTCTTTCCGTCGGGACGACGTGCTGACCTTTTCGAGACATGTGAACAACCTCCAGTCCCGAATATAAGCGAAGCGCATTATCAATGCCAGCGGCAAAGACGGTTGCTTTCAGGCGGTCCAATCCGGGCCGCCTTTTTTGTTTTTCAAGCGGGAGAATGTGCATGACGGATCAGTTGGAAGCGAGCCTGGACATGGTGGCGCAGGGGGAGCGGATTGCAGGGTTGGCGCAGGAGGTGGCGGCGCTGAAAGGGGCGTTGCTGAGCGCGCAGCGGCCGGCGCTGGATGGCGTCAAAGGTGGGATGGAGGACCCGGCGCGGGCGGCCTTTGTCGAGCGATATCTGCGCCATGGGCAGGAAGCGGGCGTGGAACTGAAGAGCTTTTCAGGCGCGTCGGGCGCGGCGGGCGGCTATGCGGTGCCGCGCGAGATCGACCAGCTGATCGGATCGACGCTCAAGGGCATGTCGCCGATCCGCGCCATCGCCAATGTGGTCCGCACGGGGAGCGCGGGATACCGCAAGCTGGTGAGTGCCGGCGGCATCGTGTCGGGATGGGCGAGCGAGACGGGCGCGCGGGGCGAGACGGGGACGCCGAGCTTCAACGAGATCGTGCCGCCGGGCGGGGAACTGTTCGCCAACCCGGCGGCATCCCAGGCGATGCTGGACGACGCGCAGTTCGATGTCGAAGGCTGGCTGGCAAGCGAGATTGCCCGCGAGTTCGCGGTGGCCGAGGGCGCGGCCTTTGTGAGCGGCAATGGTACGAACAAGCCCAAGGGCTTCCTGACCTATACGACCACCAACGAGGGCGATGGCGTGCGCGCGTTCGGATCGCTGCAATATGTGGCGTCGGGCGCGGCGGGCGGCTTTGCGGCGAGCAACCCGCAGGACCGGCTGATCGACCTGATCCAGAGCCTGCGCGCGCCATACCGCCAGGGGGCGTGTTTTGTCATGAATTCGGCGACGCTGTCGGTCATCCGCAAGATGAAGACGAGCGATGGCGCGTTTCTGTGGCAGCCGGGCCTGAGCGCCGGGCAGCCGGCGACCCTGCTGGGCTATCCGGTGGTCGAGGCCGAGGATATGCCCGACATTGCCGCGGGCAGCCTGTCCATCGCCTTCGGCAATTTCGCCATGGGTTATGTCATCGCGGAGCGCAGCGAGACAAGCATCCTGCGCGATCCGTTCAGCAACAAGCCGTTCGTCCATTTCTACGCGGTCAAGCGGATCGGCGGCGGCGTGGCCAATAGCGAGGCGATCAAGCTGATGAAGTTCGCCGCGTCGTAAACGGCGAGACGGCAAGCGGATGACTTGGTGGGGGGAGGCATGTGCCTTCCCCCCTTTTTTGTGTCGAGACTGGCAGGGGAGCGGGGCGTGGCGATCACGGGGCTGGAAATGGCAGAGCTGGTGCGCGAGCTGTGCCATGACGAGGGGACAGGACCGCTGGCGCTGAGCGGGGCGGCGGCGGGATATAGGCGCTTTGCCGACGCAGTGGGGGCGGGCGCGGCCTTTCCCTATGTCATTGTGGGCGCAGGCGACGCGCCGCAATGGGAGGCGGGCCGCGGTTTGCTGGACGAGGGCGGGCGGCTGGTGCGGACGCCGTTGGCCTCTTCGGCGGGCGGCGCGGCGGTGGATTTCGGACCGGGTGAAAAGCGCGTGACGCTGACCCCACATGCCGGCTGGATCGCGGCGGTCGAAGATCATGGTCATGCCATGGCCGAAATTGCCGGGCTGGCCGAAGCGCTGGCGAACATGGAGCAGCTGGGCGCTACGGTGGATGCGGCCGCCCGGGCGATCGATGGATTGAGCGGGGCGCTGGCGGGCAAGCAGGCGGCGAGCGGGCAGCTGGATGCCATCGCGGCGCTATCGACCACGGCGTTCGGGCGGTCGCTACTGGAACAGGGCGATGCGGGGAGCGTGCGCGCACGCATCGGCGCGCTGGGCGCGAGCGGCGTGCAGCGCATGGGTGACGCCGAGTTGCACATCAATACGATGACGGGCGAGGCCTATCCCACCGAAGGCTGGATGGGGCGGGTCAGCGTGCTGGGGCCGGCGGTGTCCGTGGTGATGGATGGCGGCCAGGGCAGTTTTCGCGTGGTCGGCACCGGCGCGCTGGCGAACAACCGGCTTTATCGCGCCAATGGCACGCTGGCGGCGCGGGCCGATATTGTAAGCGGCGACGTCATTGGCGACTATAATGTGTGGGGGCAGATTGGCGGCGATTTCGTCGAACTGTCGCGGGTGCGCACCACCTATGTCGGCGCGGCGCCCGCCACCAATAATCTGGCGTCGCGGATGAATTTCTATATCGGGCGGACCGGATCATCGGCGATGCAGGAAACGCTGCGGCTGGAGCATCAGGCGATCACCGCATTCGGCGCGGTCGCGCCATCGGCTGACAATGGCTTTGCGCTGGGAAGCGGGGCGGCGCGATGGTCAGCCATTTACGCTGCGAGCGGGACGATCAGCACATCGGACGCGCGGGTGAAGCAGGACCTGGCGGATATTGACGAGGCGTTGATCGACGCTTGGGAGGCGGTGGACTGGCAGCAATATCGCTTTGGCGACGCGGTGGCGGCCAAGGGCGACGCTGCGCGCACGCATATAGGGCTGGTGGCGCAGGAAGTGCGCGATGCGATCGACGCGCGGCTGGGCACAGGCGCGGCGGTGCGGCTGGGGCTGTTGTGCCACGACCGCTGGGACGCGCGGGACGCGGAAACAGACGATGATGGCGAGGTGACGCCGGCGCGCGCGGCGGGCGACCGCTGGGGGCTGCGCTATGAGGAGTGTCTGGCGCTGGAGGCGGCCTCGCAGCGACGGCGTATCGCGCGGCTGGAGGCGCGGATCGCGGCGCTGGAGACGAGCGCATGATGCAGGGCGAGGCGCTGGGGGCGCAGCCGATCGGGGATGGCGGCGCGGATCGGCCCGGATGGAGCGGGCCATGGGGCATGGGCGTGCGGCCGGGGCTGGGCGTGCGGGTCGACGCGCGCGCGCCGGCGATCCGGGTCGCGGCGAGGATGGGGAGCAAGATCAGATGAGCCTGTTGTTGAAGGACCCGCAGGCGCGGGTCGACCATGCGATCGACTGGTCCGCCTATCTGGCCGGGCAGAGTTTGATCGCCAGTGACTGGACGGTCGAGCCGGAGGAAGCCGGCGGGATGGTCGTCGAGGAAAGCGCGTTCGAGGCGCAGCGCAGCAGCGCGCGGGTGGCCGGCGGGCGGGCGGGCCAGGTCTATCGGCTGACCAATCGCGTGACCCTGTCCGATGGGCAGGCGGATGAGCGGTCGGTGACGATGCGGGTGGAGGAACGCTGATGCTGGCGCAGCAGGAGAGCGGGGCACTGGCGGCGCCACTGGCGGAATTAAAGGCCTATCTGCGGATCGCGCATGACGACGAGGACGCCGTGCTGGCCGGGCTGCTGCGCGGGGCGAGCGCGCTGTGCGAGCAATTTGTCGGCCAATGGCTGATCGCACGCGATGCGCGCGAGACGGTGGGGGGCGGCGGCGGGTGGCAGCGGCTGTCGGCGCGGCCGGTGCTGGCGGTGAGCCAGGTGCGGGCGGTCGAGGCGGACGGGACCAGCGCGGCGCTGCCGGTCGAGGCCTATGCCATCGACATCGACGCGGCGGGCGACGGATGGGTGCGATCGACGCGGCCGGGCGACGGGCGCGTGCTGGCGATCGACTATCGCGCGGGCATGGCGGCGGAGATGAACGGCCTGCCCGAAGCGCTGCGGCAGGGGATCATCCGGCTGGCGGCGGACCATTATCTTGCGCGCGGCAGCGAGGATGCGGCGCCGCCCGCGGTGGTGAGCGCGCTGTGGCGGCCCTATCGGCGGATGCGGCTGGCATGAGGGGGCTGGCATGAGGGCGGGGCTGGAACGGCGCGTGGCGGCGCGGGCGGCGACGGTGCGGGCGCGGATCGCGGCGCGGATCAGGGCGGAAGGCGTGGCGGCGCGGGTGGAGGGCGAGACGGTCGAACTGTCCGCGCCGGGGCTGCGCGCGCGCTGGTGGCGCGACCTGGCGCTGCGGGAGGCGGGGCGAGGGAGGAACGGGCAATGAGCGCGGAAGTAGCGATACGGGTGGCGGTGATCGCGGCGCTGCGGGAGGATGCGGCGATGATGGCGGTGGCGCAGGGCGTGCATGATGGCGAGCCGGGGCGGGCGGCGGCCCCTTATGCGCATGTGGGCGAATGCCTGGGTTCAGACTGGGGCGGCAAGGATGTCGAGGGGCGCGAATTGCGGCTGACCATCGGGCTGACCGTGGCGGAGGAGGTGCCGGGGCGGCTGGCGGGGATGATGGCGCGGGTCGAACCGGCGCTGGGCGCGGCGGCCGGGCGCGATGGCTGGCGGATCGTGAGCGCGCGGCTGCTGCGGTCGCGCGTCGCGCGGACGGGAGGCGGCGCGGGCGCGGGGTGGCGGGCGGTGATGGATTATCGGCTGCGCGTGGTGCGAGCGGGGTGAGTAGGAGGCGGGCGATAGGTGACACCCATCCCACAGCACCGCGTGCTGCCACCTCCCCTTAAGAGGGCAGGATGACGGGGCATAGGGGGTGGATGGGCGCTCCCCAACTCAGCCGGGTTGGCTGTTTTCCTCATATTCGCTGGTGATCTTGTCGACATATTCGGCGATCTGGTCGTCGGCGTCGGCGCTGGCTTCCGCGTCGGACATGCCGTCCGCCTTGTCCTGCGCGATGATGGCGGCGCGGAAGGCGGATTGCTGGGTGGCGCAGGTCTGTTTGATCATCGACACAAAGTCGCCGAGCGGCATTTTCTTGTCGAGCGCGGGCTGCATCTGGGCGCTGAGGCATTTTGAAAAGTCGCGGCGTCCCGTGCCGACAGGATCGGCGGATGGGGCGGCGGCGAGCATCATCATGAACGAAGCGGCAACAATCATCGGGACCTCTCCTTGAAACCCTGAGCCATTGTTGTGACGGGTCGGCCAGACACCGCCCAATCTATCTGTTTTTCCGCGATTTTCCGGGCCGAAGCAGCGGGCTTCGATCCTGGGCGTCGCTTGTCGGGAGAATGCGCCATGGGCGTCGAAAAGGGAAGTGCGTTTCTGCTGAAGGTGGGCGACGGCAATGTGCCGGCAACATATGCGACGGTGGCGGGCATGCGCACCACGCAATTGTCCGTGAATGGCGAGGCGGTGAACATCACCAGCAAGGATTCGGGCGGCTGGCGCGAATTGCTGTCGGGCGCGGGCGTGCGGTCGGTCAGCGTGTCGGCGGCCGGGCTGTTCACCGGGTCGGACGCGGAGGTGCGCGTGCGCAATCATGCGCTGGGCGGCACGATCGAGGATTATGAGCTGAGTTTCGAGAGCGGCGAGCGGATGCGCGGGCGGTTCCTGGTCACGCGGCTGGACTATGCCGGCGACTATAATGGCGAGCGCAACTATGCGCTGAGCCTGGAAAGCTCCGGCGCGGTGGTAAGCCTGTGAGTGGTGGCGCCAACCCGGAGCGTGGGGAAACGGCGCTGGTCGTGGGCGGCGAACATCTGGCGCTGCGGCCGAGCTTTGCCGCGCTGGTGGAAGCCGAGCAGGAATTGGGGCCGCTGTTCGATCTGGTCGAGCGGGCGGCCGACGGGAAATTGTCGCTGGGCGATTTGGTGGCGTTGCTGTGGCACTGCCTGGTCGATCGCGATGCATTGAGCCGCGAGGCGCTGGGCGAGGCGGTGCTGGCGCTGGGCCTGGCCAGGGTGACGCCAGTGCTGCGCGCGGTGCTGCAACAGATATTGGCGGGGAAATGACGCGCTTTGCCGACGGGGCCGGGCGGCTGGCGGGATTGGCCGGCTGGCTGCTGGGATGGCGGCCGGACGAGTTCTGGCGCGCGACCCCGGCCGAACTGGTGAGCGTGCTGAAGGCGGCGAAGGGCGAGGAGGCGGATGGCGCGGCCGGCGTGGATGGCGCGGAACTGGCGCGGCTGATGGGCGCGATGCCGGATCAGGCGCGGACTGTGCGCTGAGCGGTTGCCCTTCGGGTCGCGGGAATGACGGAGACAGTTAGTCAGGAGTGGCCGACATGGACGAGGATGTCGAGACGTTGGTGGTGCGGGTGCGGGCCGATACGCAAGGGCTGGGCCGCGATGTCGAGGCGATGCGAGCGAGCCTGGAAGGGCCGCTGGCGAGCGGGGCGGAGCGGGCGGGACTGCGCATCGAGCAGGGGCTGCTGCGCGCGGTGCGGACGGGGAAATTCGGCTTTGAGGATCTGAAGCGGCTGGCGCTGAGCACGCTGGACCAGATTGCCGCGAGCAGCCTGCGATCGGCGCTGGGGAGCGGAGGGTCAAGCGGTGGCGGGCTGGTGGGCCTGGGCGCGAACCTGCTGACGTCGGTGTTGGGGTTGCCGGGGCGGGCGACGGGCGGACCGGTGGCGCCGGGGCGGGCCTATATGGTCGGCGAGCGCGGGCCGGAAATGTTCGTGCCCACGACGAGCGGTCAGGTGATCGCCCATGGCGGCGGCGGGCGCGACGTGCGGGTGAGCATCGCGGTCAATGGGCGTGGCCGGGAGAGCGAGCCGCGATTGCTGGCGCGCAGCGCGCGGCAGGTGGCGCGCGCGGTCAGGGGGGCGCTGGAGCAATGAGCATGGGATATTGGCTGGCGGACGCGCGGGAAGGGCAGGAGGCGGGGTTCCTCAAGCGCTTCGCGGCGACCCATTGGACGGTGAACTTTCCCCGGCCGATGATGGCAAGCGTGGTTACGATTGCCCCAGACGCCGCTGCGACAGGCTCGGGACCGGGCCTGCGGGTGGATACGGTTTTCTATGGGTCGGGGGATCTGGCGGGCCTCATCTGGGAGGCGGAGGACAGATGGAGCCATCCGCTGCTGGCGTATGAGACGGATCGGGACTTTCGGCACTGCACCCTGTCCTTTCGCTGGCGCAGTGGCGGGCTCCGGCGGCTGGATGAAACGCATGGGCCGACGCTGACGATCGAGGGGCGCGATGCGGCGGGCAAACCGCGCGCCTGGTATGTGCGCTTGTGGAATTATGCGAGCGGCGGGCCGGAAGATGCTGTCATCCGGCTGGATTTTGCAGCGTTGGTGGCGGGATATGACATGCCGGAGGAGGCGGACCCGGTATGGGCGGGCGATGTCGACCGGATGTTCATTTCGCTGGTGCCGCCCGGCTATGACGAAGGGGATACGCCTTTCCCGCAGGCGCAGGAAGGCTGGGCCGAGCTGAGCGCCATCGCGTGCGAGGGCGCGGGATCGGTGCTGGCGGTGGGTGACGTCATGCTGCCCGAACATGGGCTGAGCATGGCGACGGGCTATGACGATTGTTTCAACCAGACGCCCGAGCGGGTGGTCGCGGCGATCCATGCGCTGGGCTATCGCGGGGCGATCAACCATTATGTCGGCATGAGCCATTATTTCCGGCTCGAACGGTTGGGCAGCGACCTGTATGTGAGCCTGGCGGGTGGGGCGCTGAATGCGCCCTGCGCGGCATGGCACCGGGATTTTGCGATGCGGGCCAAGGCGCTGGGGTTCGGCGTCATCTGGTCGCTATCCTATGAATTGTTCAACGCCCATTGCTGGAACGACTGGAAGCAGCGGGCGGACAATGGCGACCCGGCGCTGACCGGATGGGAGCCGCCATCGACATTATTGTCGCCCGCCCATGGCGGGGCGATGGCCTATTTGCAGGCGATAGCGACGGCCTTTGTTTCCATCGGCTTGGATGCGGACTTGCCGATCCTGTTTCAGGTGGGCGAGCCATGGTGGTGGGTGATGCCGGGCGACGGGCGCATCTGCCTGTATGATGATGCCGCGCGGGCGGCGTTGGGCGGCGCGCCGGTGTCGATACCGAGTGTGTGGGGCGAACTGGACGCAGCGCAATGCGCGCTGCTGGATGCAGCGGGCGCTTTGCTGGCGGCGTCGACGGCGGCACTGTGCGAGGCGGTGAAGGCGGCTGCGCCGGGCGCGGTGACGCATCTGCTGGCCTATCTGCCCACCATATTGGACCCGCGCGCGCCGGAAGCGAAGCGCGCGAACATGCCGGTCGGATGGGCCGCCCCGGCGTTCGATGTGCTGCAACTGGAAGATTATGACTGGGTGACGGAGGGGCGGCCCAACCTGACCGCGCGCGGGATCGCTTTGGCGACCGCGCGGCTGGGCTATCCGGTCGAAGAGCAGCATTATCTGGCCGGCTTCGTCCTGTTGCCCGAACAATCCGGGCAATGGCGGGCGATCATGGCGGCGGCGCACGCGTCGCTCGCGCGCGGGACGGCGGCGACCTTTATCTGGGCGCTGCCGCAGGTGTGCCGCGACGGCTTTACCTGTTTCAGCATAGAAGGGGAGGATGCGGTGCAAGCCTTTGACGATATACGCTTTCCGCTGGCGATCGGGCGCGAGGCGAGCCTGAGCCCCGCCTTTTCCACGCAGATTGTCGAAAGCCCGTCGGGGCATGAGCGGCGGTCGAGCGATTGGGCCGATGCGCGGCTGTCCTATGATGCCGGGCCGGGCGTGCGATCGGATGCGGACATAATGGTGCTGATCGACTTTTTCCGGGCGCGGCGGGGGGCGGCGCGGGGCTTTCGCTTTACCGACCCCTATGATGACCGCAGCGGTCCGGCGGGCGCGGCGCCGTCGCCGATCGATCAGCGGCTGGGCGTGGGCGATGGCGTGCGGTCGCAATTCCCACTGATGCGCCATTATGGCGCGGGCGAGGAGGCGCAGGTGCGGCGGATCACCCGGCCTGTTGCGGGCAGCATCCGCGTCGCGGCAGACGGGGTCGAGATGATCGACGGCTGGAGCCATGAAGGGCTGGGCGTGATTGCGTTCGACGAGGCGCCGGGGGCGGGGGTGGTGCTGACTGCCGGTTACCGGTTCGATGTGCCAGTGCGTTTTGCCGAGGATCGGCTGGAGATCAGCCGCGCGACCTTTGCCGCGGGCGAAGCGGTGTCGGTGCCGCTGGTGGAGATACGCGAATGAGCGGCGGGCTGGATCAGACGCTGTGCACGCTGGCCTTTTGCTGGCGGATCGCGCGGCGCGACGGGGTGACGATCGGGCTGACCAGCCATGACCGCGACCTGGAGATTGGAGGGCTGTTCTATCGCGCAGCGCCCGGCATGACGCCGGCGGCGGTGCGCAGCGGCATCACGCTGGATGGCGAAGACAGCGATGTGGCGGGCGCCTTGTCGAGCGAGGCGATCAGCGAGGCGGACCTGATGGCGGGGCGCTGGGACGGTGCGGCGCTGGAGCTGCGGGTGACGCAATGGGAAGCGCCGGGCGCGCTGTGGCTGCTGCTGGCGCGGGGCGAGATGGGTGCGGTGTCGCGCAAGGGGCAGGAATTTTCCGCCGAACTGGTGGGCGCTGCGGCGCTATTGAGCGCGCCGGTGGCCCCGAGCACATCGCCCGACTGCCGGGCGCGGCTGGGCGACCGGGCATGCCGGGTCGATATGGCAGGGCGGCGGCGGATCGTGGCGGTGGACGGCGTGGAGGGAGCGGAGGTCGCCGTCGCCGGGCTGGTGGCGGGGGCCTATGCCTTTGGCGCGCTGCGATGGATGACGGGGCGTAACGCGGGGCTGACGCAGGCCGTGCTGGATAATGATGCGTCCGGCTTGACGCTGGCGGACGCGCCCGCCTTTGCGGTGGAGGTGGGGACGCTGGCGCAGCTGACCGAAGGCTGTGACCGGCAGGCCGCGACCTGTGGCGGGCGCTTTGGCAATATCGCCAATTTCCGGGGGGAGCCGTTCCTGCCGGGCATGGACCTTCTGACCCGCTATCCCGGCGCATGAGCGGGGAGGAGCGCGCGGCGGAGGTCGTCGCGGCGGCGCGGGCGCTGGTGGGCGTGCCGTTCCGGCTGCATGGGCGCGATCGGGACGGGCTGGATTGCGTCGGCGTGGCGGCGCTGGCGCTGGGGCGGGCCGCGCCGCGCGGCTACGGATTGCGCAGCGGAGACACGGCCAAGGCGGCGGATTGGCTGAAGGCGGCGGGTCTGAGGCCGGTGGTGGAGGGCGGAGCGGGCGACCTGACGCTGGTGCGGCCGGGGCCGTTGCAGCTGCATCTGATGGTCGGGACCGGCGCGGGCTTCGTCCACGCCCACGCCGGATTGCGGCGCGTGGTGGAAATGCCGGGGGAATCGCCCTGGCCGATCATCGGCTGGTGGCGGGGATGAAGGAGGGGCGAGCATGGCGACGATAGTGCTGAGCGCGGTGGGCACTGTGCTGGGCGGGCCGATCGGCGGGGCGATTGGCGGCCTGATCGGTAACGCTTTCGACAATGAAGTGCTGTTCAAGCCCAAGGGGCGGCAGGGTGCGCGCCTGACCGACCTGCAAGTGCAGACGTCCAGCTATGGCACGCAGGTGCCCGCGCTGTTCGGGACCATGCGGGTTGCGGGCACGGTCATCTGGGCGACGGACTTGCAGGAGACGTCGAGCCGCAGCGGCGGCGGCAAGGGACGGCCTAGCGTTACCAGCTACAGCTATTCGGCCAGCATCGCGGTGGCGCTTTCGTCGCGGCCGGTCCGGGCGATCCGGCGGATATGGGCGGACGGCAACCTGTTGCGCGGCGTGGCGGGCGATTTCAAGACCGAGGTTGGCGCGTTCCGGGTGCATCCTGGCGATGAGGGGCAATCGCCCGATCCGCTGATCGCGTCGGCGCAGGGCATCGGCGCGACGCCGGCGCATCGCGGCACGGCCTATGTCGTGTTCGAGGATCTGGCGCTGGCTGATTATGGCAATCGCATCCCGTCGCTGACGTTCGAGGTGGAGGCGGATGAGGGGGCGGTGTCGCTGGACCGGATTGCGTCTGACCTGAGCGCGGGGCGGCTGGCGGGGCCGGCACAGATCAGCGTTGGAGGCTTTGCCGCGAGCGGAGCCGACATGCGCGAGGCGGTGATGCCGCTGGTCAGCGCCTACGGATTAGGCTTGCGATCCGGCGCGGGGGGACTGGCGCTGGTGGATACCGGGGTGGCGGCCGGGACCATTTTGCACGACATGCTGGCGCAGCGGATCAATGGTCGCGCTATCGACGCGATTGAGCATAGTGGCGGGTCCGCCGATGGCGTGCCGGTGGCGCTGAGCCTGCGCTATCATGATGCGGCGCGCGATTATCAGGCCGGGGTGCAGCGGGTGACGCGGCCGGGAGCGGGGCGGGCCGAAAGCGGGATCGACCTGCCCGCCGTGCTGGACCCCGATGCGGCGCGGGCGTTGGCGAGCGAGCGCCTGCGCACGGCATGGGCCGGGCGGGCGCGGATGACGGTGCGCTGCGACTGGCGCGCGCTCGGGCTAGCGGCGGGCGACGTCGTTGCGGTGGACCAGGCGTCGGGGCTGTGGCGGATTGAGGAGTGCGAATGGGAAGCGATGGCGGTGCGGCTGGCGCTGCGGCGATTGCCCGGCGGCGGCGGCGCACCACCAGCGGGGGCAGGGTCAGGCGCGATCGTGCGGCCGGTGGATGCGCCGCACGGGCCGACGACGCTGATGCTGGCGGACCTGCCGCGCATCACCGACGGGGTGGCGAACGCGCCTTTGGTCGTGGCGGCGGCGAGTGGTGGGGCCGGCTGGCGCAGCGCGGCGCTGTTCGTCACGGGCGCGAGCGGTGAGGCGTCGCCGATCGGCCGGAGTGCCGGGCGCGCGGTGATGGGCGTGGCTGACACGGCGCTGAGCGCTGGAAGCGCGCAGCTGGTGGATCGCCGGCAATCCGTGTCTGTGACGCTGCTGGCGGAGGATATGATGCTGCCGAGCGCGGACGAGGCTGCGCTGGACCAGGGGCGGAACCTGGCGTTGCTTGGTCGCGAGCTGATCCAGTTCGAGACGGCGGAGCGGACCGGCGCCGCGACCTATCGGCTGACAGGCCTGCGGCGGGGGCTGCGGGGCACGGACTGGGCGATGGCGGATCATGGCGCGGGCGAGCGGTTCCTGCTGATCGAGGAAGGACGGCTGGTCGAGCCGTTGTCGATGCAGGGCGCGGACGCAGAGGCCGGGAGCGTGCTGCGGCTTTCGGCGGTCGGCATTGGCGATGTGGCACCGGCTGAAGCGACCCTGACGATCAGCGGCGAGGCGCTGTTGCCGCTGGCGCCGGTGCATATGCGCGCGCGTCGCGATGGCGCGGGGGGCTGGGCGATCGCATGGACCCGGCGCAGCCGCGACGGATGGCGCTGGCTGAGCGGAACGGATGTGCCGATGGCGGAGGAAAGCGAGAGCTACGCGGTGCAGGTCATGGACGGGACCGTTCTGGTGCGGGCGCAGGACAGGACCAGTCCCGGCTGGACCTATACCGCCGACATGATCGCGGCGGACGGCATGGCGGGACGCAGCGTGACGATCTGCGTGCGGCAGCGGGGCACCTATGCGTTGGGGCGGGCGGCGAGCCTGCCCCTGATCCTGTGA